ACCCCGCATACCTAATTAGGCTGCAATTGCCATTGCTGGCGCACGATTGTCATTTGCAATTGTGAATGTTGACCAATAACGCAGTCATCCGGTTAACTCCACTTCACTTTCACACCTGTCGATCCTAGTTCAGCCCCATCATAAAGATACTACTTGTCTTTGTACTCTACCATAATAGTCCATTCTGGATATTTACTAACAAGTTCTTTTGCTTCTAACAAACTATTAGCGGTATACTTAATACTTCCAGTCTTAAGATTCATTATGTAATACACTTAGTACCCTTATGGTGGAGCTGCGCGGTACTGCCCCGCGGTCCAGTATGTGTCTACGTTGCTTCAACGTTAACAGTATATTTATACATGGTTTCTGTCAGGTTGTCAAGTAAAAAGTTTACCAGCGAGTTTCCAGAGTCTTGTTCAATTCACGCTGTCCTTTGATTGCAGTGATGCAGTTCATAATTCCACGACTACGTTGAAATGGTCTTTCATAGCTATTTTTACTTTTCCAAGTTTTATTTTGTTCTGCTTCGTATAAAAATTCTTTATGTAAGATTTTTTCCATAAGTTGTAACTCTGCATCTGTCAGGTTAGCTAGTTTGTTTGCAATCATAACGACCTCCTTGAATTGATTAAGTGTATTTACATAACTGTTACAATGTTGTACGCTAACAGGTCTATTTTTGAACAGTACGAAATGCACCTTCAGGACTATGTATTGCTGATATAAGTTCGTTAAACATTTCAGGACTCATTGCAATTGCTTGTGGGGTCTTGTTGTTATCTTCAAATTGTCTTATGTATACAATATCATCAAAACTGTTTATAATCACATCAGTGTAATTACCGCTATCATCTAGCAGTGTAATAGTAATTTCGTCAAGATCCATTTCTACTGTATACATTAAAAATTCAAATAATTTGTTGCTTTTTGCTTGGCACTGTTTTCAATACCATGTGACCACTGTTCTTCTGCTGTTGCACTCCACATAAAATCTTTTTGATAGTCAGCACTGACCCACATACTTTTACCGCCAGTTCTACTACCTAGTAATTCACTTTCAAGTTGTCCAGGACCCCAACTAGCACATCCAATTATAATTCTATAGTTTTGTGGAAATTTGTTTTCGTTAAGCATTGTAATAATTGATTTGTCTCTGGTCACACACAGATTATCATTGATTTTCAAACTTTGTGCAAGCATTATATCGCTACTATGTAACACAAAGCATTGATTGACTTCAACAGGTCCGCCATAGTATATAGGAGCATTTATTCCAAGTTGAATACTTTTACGCAATCTTACAGCTACTCTGTTGTCTAGTTCTTTGTTTACTATCCAACCCTTTGCTCCATCTCCGTCATGATTCTCTACATAGACAACACTTTTAAAAAAGTTACTGTCTCCAAGCATAGGTAAACTAACAAGAAATTGTTGGCTCATATTCATTGAGGACTTGATCCTTTGCCAAAATCAATATTAAAATCTATCATTCCGTGTTGTATTTCAAATGCTAAAGCTCTTATATCGTCAATTATTACCTGACAGGCATGTGCATCGTATGTTCCTTGTACACGATATCTTTCTCTGTGTAGTGCTATAGCTTTCTCATGTAGCACTGTTGCTTTGTGATAAAATTGTTCTACGCTGTGTGACATTGTGTTCCTTTGCAATATTGTACACGTATTTAACTCGATTGTCAATAAATACAAGTGGAGAGAAACATGGACGCAGAAATAATGAGTGCCTCTGGTGTGGGCTTAGAAATCACCAATTTATTAATGCCTTTTATAAGTGCATTATTGTTACTAGTAATAACATTATGGTTTAAAGACTTTGCAACTGGAATTGCAAAAGGTCTTAAATTTAAAATGAACAAATCCTTCAATGAAGGTGATACAGTAATACTAGACGGAAATGACGCATTAATTGTAAAAGTCGGTCTTAGTGAAACTGTGTTTGGTGTATACAGCGATAAAGGTTATACTTGGCGTTATGTACCAAATGAACGTATTCCAACATTAAAATTGGAAAAGGTTATCAACAAAGATCTCCATTTAGATACTGAAGCTGAGAAGGCTGAGAAACTACAATCATTAATTGATCGTACTCAGGATTCTCAAATCGGTGCAAATAAAACTGCTATTGAGGAGATCAAGAATGGCGCTAACAAATAAGTTTAGTTATGAGAATGCACTAGAATGTGCAAACCTAAGTAATCTAGCATACCAAAAAGAAAAAGCATTTAAAAAAGCTGCCTCTGCTATGGGATATAAGAATATCAAATTTTTTAATATTGATGGTGCTCAAGCATATGGTATGAGTAAAAATGATTATGTAGTGTTGGCGTTTAGAGGTACGGAACCCACACAATTTAACGATATCAAAGCAGATCTTAATGCACTGCATGTGCGTAACGAACTAGGTGCAGGCAGAGTACACAAAGGATTCAAAAGCGAAGTAGACGAACTGTGGGATCAGATTGAAGCATGGTTATCCAAACGTAAATTTACACAAGTATACACATGCGGTCACAGTTTAGGTGGTGCTATGAGTACTATTGCTTGTAGTAGATTACCTGAAGGAACAATATGCTATAACTACGGGTCACCACGTGTTGGTACTAGAAGTTGGGTTAAAGAGTTCAACAGTAAATTTACATGTCATAGATTTGTAAACAACAACGATATTGTGCCACGTGTTCCGCCTAGCTTTTTGTTTTATAGACACGCAGGCGAATTACACTATATCAACACATATGGTAACATTAGAAATGCTACTGCTTGGCAAAGATTTAAAGATAGATTTAGAGGATATCGTGCGGCGTTTCGTAAACGTCAATGGTTTGACAGTATATTAGATCACAGCATGCCAGGTTATGTTGAAAGAATCAGTAAGCACACTGATTAGCCACCTGGTGTAAATTCTTTGGGAGAATACCAATTTTTTTGATTGTGTATTCTTCCTAGTAAATCTTGTATTTCGTGCATTTCTTCTTTGAGTTTTTTTGATGTTTCACCAGAAGCAATTGCCATCCCACGTCTGCCAGCTTTTGCTCTTAGTGCTTGTTCGATAATTTCTATATCTCTAACATCTAACTCGAATTTTTTATTTGGTTTCATAATCCTAAATTCCACATCCATATTGGTATTACGATAAAGTGCAATAGCACACAGACAAATATCATTAGATAAACTGTGCGCCATTGCGGATTCAAGTTCTGTTACCCCTGAGTGCGAAGTACATTCCGCCTACCCAAAGTAACACATGTAAATTGTCATACAATATTACATCTGTAAAACTTTCAGGTTCGCCTGTCCATATAACACCTGTCATAATACTAGCAATAGTTATGCCTGAGAATCGTGTAATAATATCCCCAAGTTCTTTTGTGCGTTTTGTGTAGTCTGCTATACCGCCTACTAATAAACCTAGTGCGGCTCCTAGCTCTCCTAGTACAACAAAAGTCCAAACTAGTAGTGTAAGTTCCACAGGTGAGTCGTCAATGTTGATTGGCCACTTTGCTAATCCTTGCTGTACAAATACAACAATAAGTGGAATGCGCAGTAGCCAATGAGTCATACAAAATTCAGGAATCTTGTTTACTATGTTTTTATAATTCACTCAATAGTTCCTTGAGTTTCTTTTTGCTTTTGCCTTTTACTTTGGCTTTTGAGATGTCATTATCTCCGTCACCTACAACAACAATAGCAATCATGCCCATTGTTTTGTGTGGCGTACACTGATACAAATATACACCTGGTGTATCAAATGTAATAGCAACTTCTTTTGATAGTTTTGATTTCTTTGGTGCTTTCCAACCATCTGGTCCTGCAATGAATTCTACATTGTGACCTTTTTGTGTTGGTACCCATGTGATAGTATCACCTACGTCAATACGTGCAATATCTTCACTGTACACCATCTTAGCGCCATCATCACGCTTGTTTAACATTTCGATAGTCATGTCTTCTGCATATGCACTCGTTGCAAATAGTGCAACGATTCCTGCAACGATTAAGTTTCTCATTTATTGTCCTTTACATTGAGATTTGAAGGGCTATATTGTTCCCCATTGTATCCAGGATATTGTCCATCCTCGACGCCGCTGTTACATCCAACAACGACAACTAACAAAAAGAATATACTCCATAGTGTTACTCTTTTTGTCCATACCATGAACGCCTCAAATGTGCGTTCAGCTTCTGCTTGTGCAGCCGCTCTTACTTCATTATCATTCATTCTGGCACCGTCCAAGGATAGCAAGGTAAGATACTTTGTTTACAGTATTTGGCATTGTCTACCATTAGTACCGGTACGCCTAAAATAAAAAAAGCAATTATAGCAAATGCTTTGCCTAGGTCTTTTGTGGTGCAATAGTTTGTTTTTTCACTCATTGAAATTTCCCTTCATGCTATACTATATAGTGGACAAGAATCAAAATTCAAGCCCACTATATACTTTTTTACATGCGCTAAAACGTAGCAGTCTTATTTGCCGCCTTTTTTCTTTTCGCCTTTGGGCTTTACATATGTGTGATCCGGATCTAACATTAGTAACTCGGATACATCTTGTGTTTGAACTCTGAAATCTCATCAGCTTTTTTATAATAGCCTCTGTTTCTTAGTTCTCTGATTGCCATACAGTACGAACGGTATTCCATTGCTTTGATAAATTTTTTAAACATTATCTTTTCTCCAACATTAAACGTTTTGCTTCTTCGTGGTAGCCTTCTCTCCAAAGTGCTTCAGCGGCTCTTGCTCTGCCTGCTGATTCGCCAAATGCCCATACACCCATTGCAAATGTTACCAATGCTGTTTGTATTACTTTACATAGTTTACATGTAACTCCCCATGTATTATCTCTTAATGTTGCTACAGTCATTATACCCATCCTCTTAAATTATTGTTTGTTCTTGCTTTGATTTCTTCACTTGCATCTTTTAAGTTACCACGTGAGATGCTGTAAATGTCTCCACGACATAAGCCAATATCAAATAGATCTGCATCACTTAATTTAGATAATTCTTTGTATGTTGCTCGTTGCTTGGCACGTAGTTGTGCTTTTTTTCTCAATGTTTTTACAAGATCCATAAATCCTATGATTGCGTCTTGTATTATGTTTGATGCTGTTAAAATTGCTTGTGTCATTAGTTGTATACTCCTGCTCTCGGACCACGTCCGTCATGTGTTTTCATATATTCAAAGGCATATTGCCAATCGTCTTTGTATTCTGTTTTTGCGTATGTAAGCATTTGTTGTTCGAACGATGATCTGCGTCCAAACATACTCACAAGATTACTGTATAGCATCTTTGCCATTATTTTTCTCCTAATTGTTTGGATGCTTGAGGGAAGCAATACCCCGGTCTATTTCCGGCGTCACTGGTCTTTGCCAAGTGTCACTCATTTTTGAAAAGCTGAGGTCGCTTTGTTTGTACGCATTTATTTATAATTATAGTACAGCATTTCTGACCTAAAAGCTATAGCAGATTTTAAAAAGCCGTTATGCAATTGCTGCATACCTATAAAAATTTAGTACATAACTTAGAAGATGTGGGGATTTTGTAATATTCTTAGCTGCGCTGAAATAGCACAGTTATTTTAATTTGAAACCAATACGACCTTTTTGCCCAGTTGCAAAATAAGTCTTGTTAACTAATTGAGGAGCGCCTTTAAATACTGCTGGAAACTTAGTGTAGTATTGCATACTTACTGCGTCTCCTTGTTTAACGGCTTTGGTTACTAGTTGTACGTACTCGTTGTTGTTGAGTACTTCTAGCATAGCATTTTTAAATTGTTCGTTTGCATTTACTATAGGAATGACTGCATTCATAACGGCTGTTAGTGTGTGCCAAAATACTCTATAGTCTGGTCTTTCTTGTGTACCATTAGCAACACCTTGTTGCTGTGTCATTTGTTGTAAGCGTTCACTTTGTAAATCGCCAATGTTTTGTGTACGTTTGTCTAAATTTGCCATTGCTTGAATATCACTATCGTCAATGATGTTAAGCATACGTGCTACTTTAAGTGGACCGTTTACACTACTTTCAGTTGCAAGTAATTTAATAATATTCGTGCCTTCAGAAAAACGCTGTTCAATTTCAGGAGTCATTTGCTTGTACACGCCGCTTAAACTACTAGCCGCTCCGCCGCTTGTGCTAATCTTACTAGAGATTTGAATACTGCGTCCATCTTGTGTCATGATAACACTGTCAATCAATTCCATTGCAGTGTCTTGTGGAAACATTACTCTTGAACCAGCAAAGTTATTAAGACCAAACTGTTGCATCATTTTAGCAGTATCGCCTGTAACACTGTTTGGTTTACTCATAAGTGCGATTGGACCTAGATACTCACCGCCGTATTTTTGTAGTACATTATAATATTTGTCACCACCTGGAATAGGCTGATTTGTACCTGCTAGTGCTTGATCAACTGCCATTTCCATAACTTCGCCTAACTCTCCCAAGTCGTTTGAACCTGCTTTAATTTGTTGTGCTAATTCAGTTGCACTGCGATAGTTTTCGTCGGGCACCAAGTCACTTGGTTTAATAGGTATACTTTCTTGTTCAGCACCTTTACTAAACTTATAACCGTTGAGTGTTTTCCACATAGTGTGTACACCCTGAGGCGGAATAGCTCTAATGTATCTCACATGTGTTTGGCCCTTGCCGTCTTTATCACTTACTGTAGCAAGTATAACGGCTTTAGTTCCACTGTTAGGCTTGTTATCATCTATACGTGTATTTGTGTCTGGAATAGCACTGTCCACAGCCTGCATCATTTGATCCATATCTTCATATGAATCACCTTCAGTAGGTAGTACTGTAATATCCTGTATGGTAAGAATGTCGCTAGGATCAGTATCGCTAACGTATGTTTCTCCAGGCGCTCTTGCAGATACACCTCTAGATTCTAATAGTTCAAATGCTCTCATACAACTATTTATTAATTTCCAGTCGTTGTACTTTCGTATGTTCGATTGAATTGGTTATGTACTCTAACAAAAGTTGTACACTTGTTGAGTTGCTTGAGTTTGTTTGCACCAACATATGTTAGTGTACTACGCACACCACCTAGAACATCTTGTAGTGTTACTACAACTGGACCACGATATGGCACTAGCACTGTGCGGCCTTCACTGCTACGATAGTCTTTAAGACCTTCAAAGTGTTTGTCGTTGGCAGTTTTACTACTCATTCCGTAGAACTGTACAAACTGTTTTTGTTCAACGTGACGTGTTTCTTTTGTTTGGTCTCCGACATCTTCACGTATTAATTCATTTGTTTGATAGTACTTGGTAATTACCTCACCACCGCCTTCATTGTGCCCAGCAAGCATGCCACCAAGCATAACAAAATCTGCTCCGCCAGCAAAGGCTTTAGAGACATCTCCAGGGCAAGTACACCCACCGTCAGCAATAATGTGACCACCAAGTCCGTGTGCTGCATCAGCGCACTCGATGACCGCCGATAACTGCGGGTATCCAACACCAGTTTGTATGCGAGTAGTGCAAACAGACCCGGGACCAATGCCCACTTTAACAATATCTGCTCCATTTAGTATTAACTCCTGTGTTTGATCTGCGGTAACAACATTACCTGCAATAATTACAATACTTGGATACAGTGTTCTAAACTCAGCTACATATTCAATAAAACGTTGACTGTATCCGTTAGCAACATCAATACAAACATACTTTAGTTGATTTCCAACTTGCTCGTAAACTGATCTAAACTTAGTTTGATCTTCGTCTTTGATGCCAATACTCATGGCAACATTATCTCTGCGGAATGTTTCTTCGCAGTCGAAGTAGCTAACTAATTCGTTTACACTGTATGTTTTTACTAAACAAGTGAACACGTTAAGTTCTGCTAGTCTATCAGCCATTTCAAATGTACCAACACCATCCATGTTGCTAGCCATAATAGGAATGCCTTCGTAATTTTGTCCATGTGCAAATGTAAAACTGCGTTCCATTCGTACTTCTTTGCGTGAGCCCAAGGTGCTACGCTTTGGACGAATCAGCACATCACTGTAGTCCAACTTAACTTCATCTTCAATTCTCATGATTTACCTCTATAGTTCTTCAATGTCGAGTGTTAGCGGATATCCTGCTTGTCTACTAACTAAAATACTTTCATGTACTTTTTGCTCTGCTACTTCATAATAATATACACCAGCTACACCCTTGCCTTCGTTGTGTATAGCCATTGTGATACCTTCTGCACTTTGTTGTGTGTGCATGTATATGTTTTTGAGTAGCTCTATTACAAATTCAATTGGTGTTGTATCGTCGTTGTAAACTATAACTTGATACTGTTTAGGTTTTGCAATATCTAACTCGTTTGTGGTTTTATCTTCGAGTTGTGTATCCATATCAATATTTACCGTAAATTGTGGGAGGATTTCTCCCCCCACTTTATTTTACTTAATTTTAATTGTACGTGGTTTCTTTTCTTCAGGAACAATACGCTCTAGTTCAACGAACAGCATACCATTTTCCATTCTTGATCCATTTACTACAATATCATCACTCAGTGTAAAATTACGCTTGAACTTACGCTGACTGATTCCTTTGTGAATCCATTGCCAACCTTCTGGCTCTACTTCGCCTTCTGGATTGTGTTCAATTGTAAGTACACTGTCAGCTACTGTAATTTCCAAATCTTCTTTGGCAATACCCGCTAGTGCAATTTCAATTTGAAACTTGTCACCGTCTCTTACAATGTTGTAAGGTGGATAACCTGTGCTATTGGCATTGTGTTGTACATACTTGAACATGTCGTCAAATACTCTATCAAAGCCTACAGCATAAGGAGTAAGTTTATTAAGATCTAAAGTTGTCAATCTATTCATCATCACTCTCCTTATACTTTCAATGCCGCTGTGTAAGCAGAGGTCATTGTTTCTGTTGCATTGGCCCAATTCTTAGCAAACTCTGTGTTTGCGTCCGCTAAAGCTCGTGCAGGTTTTGTGTACTGCTCGCTTGGATCAATTGTGTTTAGGAAAGTTTTTGTTTGTGTGTGGATTTGGTCCACAAGTCCATTAATATAATTTGCTTGCATAGTAATCTCCTTTTAAAGCAAGATTGATTTAGTAGACCCTATTGGCATCTACGCATTTATTTATCTAGGGACTAACCGTAGTCCCTAACGTGCGTATTACGGCGCAACCCATCTCTGTTGTGTATTTCTAATTATCCCACTATAGTTCTTATCTAATGGGTTTCCTTTCTTGTTACAGTTCGGATTAAAGTAACAACACAGTTACTTTGAAATACACACTCACTTGTTGCCTTTCGAGCTCTTGTCCTATGCACAGGAAAGCAGGTGCATCTACTCTGGTGTGTATTTCAAAACACTATGTTAATATGATAGGTTGGACTCTGTGAATACCAACAACCCCTTTGTAGAGCCACGCTCAAAAACAGGGAGCTTCATATTAAACGGTTACGTCTAAAAATACAACTTCGTATCTCTACGCTCTTGCATTGCCACTACAGCTATGAACCAAGTTACAACCTCTACGGATTGCCATTCCTTGCACTATCTAACTTAGGATATCTCCTAACTTATGTAATTAATATAGTATAGGTTAACTACAATGTCAACCTTTTATTGCCATTTTTCTTTATTTTTTTCTTGTTCTTTTAACCAACGCTTACGTGCTTGTGCTTTAGCACGTTTCTTTACTGCACTGGGCTTTTCATAAAAGTCTTTTTTACGCATGTCTTTTGCCATGCCTTCGTTGTTGCATAGCTTCTTGAGCTTGCGCATTGCACGACTTACATCGTTGTTTCTTACTTCGACATACAAGCCTCGCTTGTTTACTTCGTCTCTATCTTTATATCTATCTCTGTTCATTCTTTCCTCGTCAATACGCCAATCATTCGATTACCGTTTATAGCTGGTTTGGCATCCCAATCACAGTCTTGGATACATTGTATAATACGATCCATTATACCAAAACCTTGTTGCTTATTGGCATTTTCTCTGCCTTTAAATCGTATAACACACTTTACCTTGTTACCTTTGTCTAAAAACTTAATAATATTTTTAAGTTTAGTATCAAAGTCGTGATCACCGATACCTAATCTGAATTGCATCTCTTTGATTACAATTTTACTTTCTCGTTGCTTTTTTGCGGCTTCTTTTTGTTTACGCTTTTGTTCGTAGAAATATTTACCAGCATCGAGTAATTTTGCAATTGGCGGATCACTTTTTTCGTTGATCACTACCAAATCTACTTTTTGTCTTTTGGCTAAGTCCAGTGCTTCATTTTTATACATAACACCTGACTGACCTTGGTCACCAACCACACGCAATTGTCTGTATGTGATTGATTCGTTAACCTGCTTTATAGCAGTGTTTTTCTTAAAATTCTTCAAGAGTATTCAACATCATTTCTGCGTATTCTCCTATTTTTTCATATATGTTTACTCCAGGTATTGTATTCAACAAACGCACCACGCTCTTGCGTTTATTCTTTTCACTGAAATAAACAGTTCCTTTTTTCTTAACCATAAATGCACAAACCAAACCTAGCTCTGTAATATTATCCAAATCAACATAGATAGTATCACTGAATCTCATCATACTCATTACCCATGCACAGTTAGCATCATCTATTGCACCGTCTGGATGGTACAATGTAATAGGTACAGTCTTGAATATGTTTTCATAAAGAGCTTCTAAGTCTAATACAAATTCTGTGTTACTACTTAGCACAGTAATCACAGGGCCATTGTCGGGTAATAACATGTCAGGCGGTGTTACTGTATATATAGGGTTTTCCCTCATAGGGCTATATTATTCCTTTTTTATCTTTATGCTCTTGATAGTTTTACCAGTGCCAGCCAAACGTCCGTCTGACGAATACAATTTCATATTACGTCTCTGACTCAGCTCTTGCGCACTAAGTTCACTATCTTCTCTATTATCAGTATACGGGTCATATGGGATATTGTCAACTTCTTTTTCTAATTCTTTAGCAACTTCTTCTAAAACTTCTGGTTCTGCTTTATCTAAGAGAACGGCCAATTCGTCTTCTTTACTGTTAGCATCTGATCCTTCATTTGTCTCCACTGTCTCCCGTTGTGAAACATTAGAGTCATTGCTGGCTTCTCCATCTGGTTCATTATTTGCCACATCGTCTCTTTGTATGTCTTCTTGTACTGTGTCCCCAGAATTTCGTCTATCATTTGTAGGTTCTGGAGGTGTAGGTTCATTATCATGTGCATTTTTTTCATTCCTTCGCCATTCAAATGTGTACTGTGCGGCAATTAATAACATAACCGCTAGTGGATCAAATACAAATATGATTGTAATAATAACCCAACGTACTGCTTGTTCTAGTATGTCTTTGTCTGCTTCGTCGTAAATGAATTCAGCAATATATTTAATAGGTCCTACTTCTGCTTCTAGTTTACGATACTCTGCTTCAATTGCATATTTTTCTTCAGTCATCTTATCTATTAGATTATTTGCATCAACAATACGTTGTTGTTGATCATCTATAATAGCATCAACATCTGCACCACCATCCACTTTAATACGGTCCCTTAGACGCTGTATGAGATCATTACTTGCGGCTATTTGTGCATCAGCACCTTCACGTAATTGTTTTATAGTATCTCTAGCGGCATTGATACGGGGATCATCTGCTTGTCTAAGTTTTGTAATTTGTTCTTGTGCAACTTGTCTAGAACTTCTATTAGCAGGAATATCTGTGTTTAACACTGCATCAATCTTTGTTTGTATACTTTCTTTACTTTGTTTTGCGACATCAATAGCACCTGCACGTACTGTATCAATAGCTTCTAATAATCCTTGCTTACGATCTTGTATTGCAGTTGTTTGAGCTCCACGTAAATCTTTAACCAAGTCTGTTAAACGTGTGCGCTCTGCTTCAACTACACTTTGTGCTTGCGTTCTCAATTGTGTTTCTTGTGCTTGAAGATCTGAAATACGTTGCTGTTGTGCTTCTACCCAAGTTGTTAATGCTCGTCGAGTATTGCCTCCAAATAGTCCATCACTGGTAACACCTATAACAGCCTGTCCTTCTTGTATCTTAGCACGTTCTGTACTTTGCAGTTTATTTGTAGTAACAACAATTGATTGTTCTATGTTTGCAATTTGTTTTTGTAAACTTTCTACTGCGCTGTTGTCTGCTTCTACTGCACTAATACGTGCTTCGTATTCATTTGCTTGTGTGTTTATGCGATCCAAGTCTGCATCTAACTGTGCAATCTGATCCAAGTAAGGTTGTACTTGTTGTTCAATACTTGCAACAGTTGTGTTGGCAAGATCTGATCTCAATTCGGATACCAAGTTATTCAAACGTTGTAGCTCTTTGTCTAACGCTGTAATTTCGTCTTCATATACAGCAACTCTACTGTCCATAGTATCAAGTTGTGTTTGAATAATAGTGTTTTGTTCTGCAATAGCAGGTTCTATTCTTGTGTATGCACTATCAATACGTGTTTGTTCTTTGTCTATCTGTGCTTGGATGTCCTCATTGAGGTTACCTGTACTGCTTTCTGCTTTGACAATTTTTTGTTCAGCTCTAACAATAATACTTTCTTGTCTAGCTATTTCTGTTTCAAGTCTTGCTACTTGTTCTACAGTCTCCATGCTTGCTGTGGTTTGTTCAATGTGTGCTTTTGATAAGAAACCAAATATACCCATACTTGTAATAAACATCAATACTACAACTGCAATACTGAGATAGAATTTCATCCACCAAGCGGCTTTATCCCAGAAGCGATGAAGCCAAACTGCGGTGACAAGTTTACCAACTTCTAATACACCGCCCATAATAATAATCGGAACTGCGGCGGCGGCAAAAATTGCAACCAACCCAGCCACGCTGTAATAGATTGCAACGGCACTGATACACAGTGCAATAAACATTACTAATATTCCAAATATCATAATTTACTCTCCAAACTTTTTGGCATACCCATCGTCAATCATTCTAGCATTGACGTCGACTTTGCCACCTGTGGAGTCAATGGTGTAGACTTTACCCATTGTTCTTCCGGCTTTGCCTCTTTTATTCATTATTGTTTCACAGACAAATTGCTGACCTAACAAATCTACAAGTTTTGTTTTAGCTGCCATTGCACTATTTTTTTCTACTTCGTCTGCACTTCGGATGTCGTGTACATGTACTCCGTATAATTTAATTCTTTGTCTTATGGTAACGTTAAAACCTAAGTCGATAATTGCGTCGACTGTGTTACCATCTATCACTCTTATTGTGTTGCATTGATACGTATACATATGCAAAATCCTTTACTTTATACTATTTATCGGATTTTGCTTGTCCAGCCATCCATTGTTGGGCTATTCTGTTGTTGGGAATAGTTTTTGACCATGCACTTATCTGTTTAAATGCACTTGTTAAATCACTTTGAACATCAGAACTTTCGCTGTTGTCAATGATAAACATGTCTTCTCTAAAATATCTTTGGAACTTTCCAATATTATTTTGTACTTGGCTCCACATCTTAGATACCACATCTTCTGGCAAAGTGCGGGCTCTAAGTTTATTGCGCTGTTGTGCAGTTTCTAAGTCAGTGTTAACGAATACCATTGCAGTTTCGTAACCTAACTGACGGAGTTTTTCACTCATCCTTACGATTTTTTCGTAGTCTTTGCCAGTGCCATCCATTACTAATCCAAGTCTGCCTGTATCAGTATAGATTTCCTGTCTTTTTCTAGTAATATTTTTAGCTTTATCTCTTACGTCCTGACCTTGTGGACTATAGATAGTTTCTGGGTCTGGTGTCATACCCATTTTTGCTAGCATCTGTTCAAATGCTGTATCGCTGTTAACGATTTTAAATCCCATGCCTTCGAAACCGCTATTTTTTACAACAAAACTTTTTCCACTACCAGGACCGCCAGCAGTGAATATTGCTTTAAAAATAGCGGGGTCGTTAGGACCCTCGCTAATAGTTTTTGTTATGATTTCGTTTACTAACATGCATTTATTTATGCTAGTCCCAACGATAAAAGATATGGCTTCCTATTCTACCAATATGACTCATGCTGCTGTCTGTGGACCAATAAGGTTTTACATAACTAGCATGATAGTGTGTTGCACCTTCAGTAATTCCACGGTACTTGTTTGCAAATAGAATACTACCTGCTATATACTGTGCATTAGCCCAGCCTGTTTCGTCACCTGGATTATCTGGTTTCCCATCACAGTACCAACTAAATTGGCAAGCATCCCGAACCATTACCATACGTTCAGGATCTTTCCAACTAGGTTTTTTCTTTCCTTGATATACTACATCACAAATAGTATTTGGATATCTTGCATCACGCACTCTGTTTAACACAACATCTGCAACTGCGTATTGTCCTGCCATGTTATCGCTTCGTGATTCGTAATACACATTTAGTGCCAAACAATGTGCGTGTGGATTGTCGATTAAATCAGGATAGATTGTAGGTGTTTGTTCATTTTCAATTACACTTTCGACAAGTGCTTGGACTACTTCAGGTGTAACAATTGCTGTTTCACCTTTTGCCGCTGTTGCTGAATATGAATAAGAGATGAGCCCAATGGCTACTACTCCATTCAATGTCATACTTAATGCGGACGTAACAAATTTTAACATACTCTGCCTCTTTGGTTATGTTATTTACAGTTCGCCAAGACTTAGTTGTTCTCTGATTTTACCATTTTCGTCAACCAGCTCAACACGACCGTCTTTGATTTTACCACGTTGCATCAAGTAATTTTTTTGTTTGATTTGACTGTTCATGTGTTTGACTGCTTGTCGTTTGTCACTGAACAAATCATAGTTTTTTGTTTTGATGCCGCCGTGGGTATTATAAAATACAGTTTCAACTTCGTAGGTACTCATTGTATTACGCTCCTTTGTATACAATATAGTATACCCTATGTTATATGTCAAGTTCAAACTGATAGTCAGGAGCTTGTTTTTCAAACTCTTCAACGATTGCTTTCTTTGTTGCAATCATATTTTCTAGCGAATATAATGCCATTCGCTTTTCATCACTTGCACCTTCTTGAAATGCAATAACTGCACTTTCGAGTGTTTGGATATCTTGAAGTTCTTGTACCATATTTGGTCTCCTAGTCTAAATCACACTGCCAATAAGAACCATCATACTCAGCACGTAATGCGCCAAGTGGATAATCCTTATGCTCAAACAGTATATAAGGTTTTCCATAAAAGTCAATCTTTTGTGTTACAATGTTGACCTCGTCCAATGGAATCTCACGGCTGTCTGAGTTGCGGCCCCATGCTGAATTAAAAATCCGTATCATACTATTGCTCCTTCAATTTCTTCAGCTGCTTGATCAAACCAAGCAGTGTATTGCTCTCCATCAAGAACAACACTCCATGTCATGTACATGTCACTATCAACAAAACTCCAGTTGATACTTCCATCTTTATTAAGGTTATCTGTCATGTCAACAGCTTCTGTCATATCCGCTTTGAAACGTTTGTACATCTCATCTTGATCTTTAAGACCATTGTACAAATCTTCGGGAATAACACTGTAACCTAATTTACGGTTATAAGCGATATAATCATTATATGTGTTGTGTGCAGTTGCTAACATGTTATTACCTCTTTTTGTTTAACTTATACATACATGATAACACCAAGATGTCTTATTGTCAAGAAAAAAGTGCAGAAAAGAATCCTGCACTTTCAATGACTTATAATTTTTTTACAGATCGATGTCTGGATATTTTTCTTTTAGTTTGGCACGATCGTATGCACTACTGATCATAATAAACAAACTGCCTAGTACCATGTAACTAATCATACCAGCAAAAAAGCCGTTGTCGCCTTCCCAGCCTATTGCAAACATCCAAAATGCAATACAGGATACTAACCCTGTAGCACTAATTGCAATTATCTTTGCGGCACTGATTGCTATTTTTCCAGCCTCGATTGCTGTAGTTTTGTAAAGTGTTTTACTCATTTTAGGTTCCTTTCATAGAGTAATTGGACTTAGTGTCCGGTTTGTTCCTCCCAAATTCGCCCGTATTATACTGCCTCGAAGCCGCACATTGCGACCTTATATTTTTTATTGCCAATCAACATTTGGTCTCCCATTGATGTTGACCGGATACCTCTTCCACCTTTGTGTAATGGTGCCATTACTGTTACATTAGGATTGTAGTCACCATTTGCTTCTCCGTTTGAGAAATTTTCTTCTTTAATTGACCATGAACCCATTACGTTGTTAGTCCAACGATATGCATACTCAAGTGCATCGTTAGTTTCAGTTCCATCTGGAACATCAACAAATGCTACTGTGTTAGGTGCATCTTCGAACGCTGTGTGTATAACTGCTACTTGCATATTCATCTCCGTTTTATCTAACTTACATATACATATTACAGTCAAGACGTCTTACTGTCAACCTTTTTCTGCATCTTTATTCAAAAAGTTTTGGATCATATTCAACTGTAACAGTTGTATTTTCTGTATCGTTCCACATCTTAATATCTTGCATTAGTTTGTCCAATGATTCATCGGTCCAGTTATGCTCTACATCAACTTCTGTATCAATAAACCCTTGGAAATTTTTCCAAGCATAATAGTTTTGTACTTCTACATAATCACAAGGATCATATCCTTCACTGATAATATCTTTAATTAATACAGTGTCTTTGAATCCGCTTTTGCGTTTTGCACGTTCGACATTAAAGTCGATTATATCCGCCATTAATCACACTCCGGAAACTTGTGTCTTACTATTTGTTCAATTGGTTGGAAATGCCCATTCATATTTTCTGCAATATAAGTTTTAGGTTCTTCTGTTCCCCAACGGAAAATAGCACCCTTAGCCATATTAAATATTTCACGTTTATTGCTGTTTATAATGGTATCTTTTGGATCATCGTCTCCCACTTCATCCAAATATCTTAGTGCATAAGTCGCAATGTCTTCTACACTTAGTGGGACTTCTACTTTTGCGAGTATTCTTCTTCCATTGCCAGTGTCTTTTGACCTCATTTTTTTAGCCTCTCTTTGCCTATGTTAGTTCTGTTATGTGCCATGACATCTTTCCATTCATTCTTACTATAGTAAGAGTTTATGGCAAGACGACTTGATTGTCAAGAAAAAAGATGCAAAAAAGACAAATTAATTCTTGACAAAGTATTTATACTTCAACTTTGGTAAATCTTAGCTTCCAATCAACAGTTTTACCTGCTGTACCTTTTACTCTAATACTGAAACTGCCGCCTACTACTTCTGCTGTAACGTTCCATCCTGAATAACTCAGTGTCCAGTTTGTCGAATCTTGGTCAGGAGGTAAATTACTGCTAAGAGCTCCTCCTGTAATATTGTTATTGGCTGTGTATACATTTAGATCATATTCAACTACATCGCTTGAATTGTAACTTGCCATTGGATCCCAAGGTGTTTGTGCCAAGTCTGCTGTTCCTGAACGTACATAATCTACTTTATTATTAGTGCCAACTATTGATTGTGATCCAGCAACATTTGTTACCACACCTTCAACTTTAAATGCTTGTTTTTCTCCGCTAGTAGCAACACCAATTGCACGTAAATCAAAGAACCAAGTTTTGCCATTTGCTGGAGAAATAGTACCGCCATGAAAATTAACAGCAACCGCAGTACCGTCTGTTGTCTGCACAGCATCACTTTTGCGTACATCAGGATCCCCGCTTAGATCAACTGTGTCTGTATTTTGTGTAATTGTTACACTACTATCTGTGCTAGTGAGTGTTCTGAATGCAAAGTTATTTGCATTTCTTGTTTTGAATACTTGGCCACCACTGCCCACATTACTTGATGTTATTGTATCAGTTACTTGTATTTCTGTGCCACTGCTAGTAAGTGCAATACCTCCAGCTGATGTAATTGTTTTAAACTGTAGTTCTGTGCCGTTGAGTTGTTTGAATACTTGTTGTCCACTACCTAAATTAATCGCAGTTTGTATACTAAAGTTTATTGAATTAGGACCAATTACTTTCCAACTACCTGTGTCACCAAAGTAACCTTCAATAACATGTGTGTCAGTGTTATAGCGTATCTCACCTACTTCAGTATTAGGTCGCTGACTAGTAGACCCTGCTGGGATCTTAATAGCCGCAGTGCCTGGAAATCTTGTGTTTGGTTGTAGATCAATTTGAATATCACCGCCTGCACCGTCGCCATTTGTAACTTGTATTTGACCAGCGCCGCCAACAACACTTCTAGCTCTACTAACACCTGCATCTTTTACAACAAGTCCGTTTCCTGATTCTATATTTAGATTATTAAGAAAGTCAAACAGTGTACTTGTAGCTTGTTGGAAATCATTAATAGTTCCTGTGCTGAATTGATTTGTATCTTTTCTAGTGAATATAGTTAATATATCACTGCGTACTACAATATCATTTGTGGCAGCATTTACACTAAGCATTGCACTTTCACTGCCTACAACAAATAGCGTATTTCCGCTGTTGTTAAAATTATTGATTACAGTTGTATCACTTGCCCCTCCGCTACTAGCAATATTACTAGTATCAGTTACAAGTCCACCTGCGTTGTAGCCAGGACTATTAGGTACAGTAGGTGTTGATCCATCACTGTTTGTTGTTTCTCTTTGTGCAAAGTTACTGGTATATCCAATAATATTTCCACAGTAATCGTATACAGGTGTTTGATTGTCTACAGTAGGATTTGGATTATCATCACGCTGTATAATTTCAAGTAAACTATCTTCAAGTAACAAGTGGAATATATTTGGATACTCAACCACGTCTCCTTGTAAAATACGGTCACCGTTTGAATCATATTGATGTCCTGTACCTGTAGTACTTGTACCAGATCCTAAACTATACTGTACAGGATATGCTCCTAATCTATCGTACAAACTTTTTAGTTGGCTTACCAGTCTAGCATTACCACCAACACCACCTGTGTTTGCATTGTGTAATACACCAATTTGACTGTTGCATCCGCTATCCGGTGTTGCAAATTGACTACCGCCTTGTGCATAACTGCCGTTGATATTGTTTTCAAAGTTTATAAGATTAGTAATGCCACCTGTAACACTAGCAATGTCAGCTCTTAGACTGTCAATAACACTTTGTCCTAGATTTCCTGCATTGATGGCACCAATGTTATTTGCAATAGTGCCAAGTATTCCGCCATTAAACACACTTGCATTAAAGCCACTTGGGCCAATACATGCACACACATTCTCAGGAGCAATACCGCCGATTTGATCAATAATGTCTTTACCAGCACCAAGGAAACTACCCATAGCACGTTCTAGCATATTTGGAATCGCAATTGGATTTACAGGTGTTGCACAGAAGTTGATTAAATTTGCAACGTTTTGTGCTTCTGCTAGTACACCATTTAAACGTCCTAGTACATTGTCTAGTTTGGTGTGATCCATAAACTGTTCAACACCGCCCATTAGATCTGTTAGAGCATCGTGTAATTCACTTTGTAATCCTGGTATACCCAGAAGTGAATTAATATTAGCATGCATACACAATTGTACGTTTGGTAGTTTAAGTCCGTTGCCACTAAGCATACCGCAAAGAAGTTCTCTGAGCGTGAAACTGTATTCAGCACTAGCAACAACTTTGAGTGAATCTGCTCCACTACCAGTTGTACCACTGATATGATGTCGTGCATCTAAATATTCATTGAGGTCATTTAGACCATTTGGAAAATCTTTAAAACTCATCGTGGACCGCTCGCTGGATTATAGCCGCCTGCTCTAACATCAGGACTTGCACTGGTTGCATTCGGCGCACAATGAGCGCCTCCTGGTTCAGGACAGAGATTGTCAGAACTTGCACTATCACCATTTATTATTACGGGAATACTGTTTGCTCTAACATGTCCTACAGTTACACTTGCTTTTAGATTACCGCCACCATGTGTGTTTGGATCATTGTCCACACTAATAGGTCTACCGTTTACACGAACGTCTGTTACTCGTGTGATTGTAGTTGCGCCGCAACTTCTAGTATCGCCTTGTCTGTGTACAAATGATGCCATACAACTATTTATAGTTGCAGTGAACTAGCCGGTGCAATGCCTGTTGTACTTTGCATGTATGCATCTCCTAAACCTTTGTTTGGTCTGTTTGTAGCAATTACATGCGTTTTGTGAATCTGAACTGGATCACTACTCGCTGTGTCTATACTCATAAGCCACGGAATAAGCATAGCTTGTCCGTTTTGTGGGTTAAGTGTAATTACACAAGGTTTTACAACTTTGATAGCATCTGCATCGCTACTGTCAAAACGTGCAACTAACTCCTCGCCTGTGCTTAACTTGATACTAACTGTATCACCTTTTTTATAATTGGATATCACCAACATCTATAATTTCTCCTATGAGTTTTTTAACTTGATTTGGATCCATACGAACAAGTGCTTGCCCTCCGCCAGAAACTAAGAGTTTTCCGTTATGATATATTTGAGGCATAGTTCTATGCCCTTCATTGATCAAAAACTCTCTAGCTTCTGTATTGGTATCCACTCGTATTTCTTCGTATTGTATATTATTATTTTTCAAATAAGTTTTTGCCATGTCACAATAAGGACATAGGGGTTTACTGTAAAGTGTTATCAAAGTTTCATTCCTTGGAATGTGCTTCCGTTCACATCCTGTTTTGTGCCTCCAATAACATAACTACTGATTTCTGTTTCTTGCGGTGCTACTTGTACTTCTGCACCAGCAATCCATTTTTGTGTCCATGGTAAAGGATTACTTCCGCCTTTGTATGGGCTAGGTAGTCCTGCAGCTAACATACGTTTGTTAGCAGTCCACTCTACATATTCATGTAACAGTTGTGCATTTAGTCCAATCATTGAGCCATCTTTAAACAAATAGTCTGCCCATGCTTTTTCTTGGTCTACTGCATCTACAAATAGTTGTACCATTTCGTCCTGAGTTTCTTGTTGAATGCGAGCAAAGTCAGGATCGTCTTTGGGCATCAGTTTAAGTAACGTTTGGGTACTACCCAAGTGTACATTCTCATCTCTACAAATAAGTTTAATAATCTTAGCATTGCCTTCCATCTTTTTAAGTTCAGCAAATGCCCAGCTACATGCAAACGATACATAAAAGCGAACGCCTTCAAGAATGTTTACACTCATCATAGCTTTCCAGATTAGTTTTTTAAGTTCATATTTGTCTACTATAATTTTCTTACCATTAATTGTATGTGTACCTTCACCTAGTAGGTTGTACCACATACCCATTTCAATAAGATCATCATAGTGCTTACTAATGTCAGTTGCACAATCCATAATCTCCGCAATGTCCATCATTTCGTCAAACACGATACTCGGATTGCTATAGATGTTACGGATAATGTGTGTGTAACTGCGACTGTGGATAGTTTCATTAAACGTCCACGTTGTTACCCAGTTTTCAAGCTCAGGCAAACTTATTAATGGATTAAAACTATCAGCTGGCGCACGACCTTGTACACTGTCCAACAAGATTTGTCTTTTTAAATTACTTGTAAAGATATGTTTCTCGTGTTCAGTTAATTGTTTAAAGTCTGCACTATCTTTTAGTACATCAACTTCTTCTGGACGCCAAAAGAATCCTAGTTGTTTGTCTGTTAATTTATCAAACTGTTTATATTTTAATGCATCATAACGCTGGATGTCGACGCCGCCATTAGGGTCTAAAAACATCAAACTTTCGAGATGCTTGTTTCGTTGTTTTTCATTTAATACGCTCATATTATTTCCTTAAATTGTGCAGCTGTCGCAGGCTTCGTCTTCTATTTGATATTCGTCTTCGATCTCTATATTAGCAGGTTCGTTAAGTTTGTCAATATCTATTTCGCCTTGACCATCATATGTATTGAAATAGTATAATTGCTTACCGCCGTATTTGTAAAAGATCATTAAATGTCTAAGCATTTCGCTCATGCTAATCTTTTCATCTTCATAGAACACAGGATTATAACTTGTGTTTACACTAATACCTTGATCAATATACTTTTGTAGTATAGCCATAATAGTCATATAGCCTTCTGGACTACGTTGATCCCATAACAGCTCATACTTGTTTTTAAGATGATGGATGCCAGGCACAACTTGTTTTAGTATGCCGTGTTTACTTTGTTTAACACTTACTAAACTACGTGGCGGCTCAATACCGTTTGTAGCATTTGAAATCTGTGCTGATGTTTCAGCAGGCATAAGAGCCATTAGTGTACTGTTACGAATACCTGTAGCTTTGAGTTGTTCTCTTAGCTCTCTCCAAGGCATACGCTCTTTGTGTGGTACTAGTTCATCTACATCTGTTTTGTATGTTTGGTTAGGTGTAATACCATCACTGTACTTTGTTTCATTGTTCCACAAGCATGCACCTTGCTCTACTGCTAGGTCTGCACTTGCTTTAATTAGATAGTAACTCCACGCCTCTGCAAATGTATCAATCATTTCTAAGTCTGGATCGCTGTATGTCATACCATTCTTAGCCATCCAATACGCAAGGTTAATAATACCTACACCCAATGGACGTCTACCTGCTGTAGCACGTTCTGCCGCTTTAACTGGATAGTTTTGATAGCTGAGTAGTGCATCAAGCCCACGTACTGCTAGCTCACATGGCTTTGCAAAGTCTTCTGGTTTTTTGATGTTACCCCAATTAATAGCACTTAGTGTACACAGTGCGATCTCACCTTCGTCATCGTTAAAATCAGTTAACGGTTTTGTAGGCAAATCGATCTCTGCACATAGGTTACTTTGTCTAATTGGTGCTAGGTCTGGTTTAAATGAACCGTGTTCATTTGCATTATCTACATTCTGTAAGTAGATGCGTCCTGTGTTTTTACGCTCTTCCATAAATTGACTAAACAATTCAGTTGCACTAATAGTTTTTTTGCGTAGTTTTGTATTGCGTTCTGCACGTTCGTATAGTTCTCTGAACTTGTCTTGATCTGCAAAAAATGCTTCGTATAGACCTGGAACATCACTTGGGCTGAACAATGTAATTTGTCCATTACTAATTAATCTTTCATAAAACAACTTGTTGAATTGAACACCATAGTCCATTTGTCGTACACGATTCTCTTCTGTACCTTTGTTGTTTTTGAGTACTAGCAGATCTTCTACTTCATAGTGCCATATAGGGTAATATAAGGTTGCTGCGCCGTTTCGCACACCACCCTGGCTACAACTCCTTGTAGCACTTTGGAACATTTTAAAAAATGGGATGACTCCGGTATGATAGGCGTCACCTCGACGTATGGGGGATCCGAGAGCCCGTATACTTCCTGCTCCGATGCCAATACCTGCCTTTTGACTAACATACTTAACAATGCTGCTAGTAGTAGCGTTAATGCTATCCAAGCTGTCATCACTTTCAATGAGTACACAACTGCTGAACTGTCGCTGAGGTGTCCTAACACCTGCCATAACAGGAGTAGGCAAACTGATATAAAAATTGCTAACTGCATCATAATATTCCTTTACCCAACGCATACGTGTTTCTTTTGGATAATCTGCAAATAGTGTTGCTGCAATTAACATGTATGCTACTTGCGGTGTTTCTTTAATTTCATTTGTTACACGATTTTGTACAAGATATTTGCCACGGAATTGTTCCATAGCGGCATATGTAAAGTTTTCATCTCTGTCATGCTTTACACAGTTGTTTAATTCGTTCCATTCTTCTTGTGTATAATCTTCTAATAGTGCAGGATCATACCATCCTTCTTCTACATTACGTCTTACGATGTCTAGCAATGGCCACGGATCATAGTCGCCATAAACCATTTTGCGAAGATGATAAACAATTAGTCTTCCTGCTACCCATTGGTAGTTAGGTGTTTCTTCGCTAATTAAATCAGCGGCACTTTTGATAAGCGTTTCTTGAATCTCACTACTGGTGATACCATTATAAAATTGTAAACTACTTTTAATCTCTACTTCACTTGGGCTTACGCCATTAATGTCTCTGCATGCATGAAACACTACTTTGTGTAACTTTTCTAAATCTAATGTATCTTTACCACCATTTCGTTTGATTACTTGAATTTCGCTCATCGTTGTTTTTCCTTTGTCTATCTTTGTACTTATTGTTCTGTCAATATAGGTTATGTGTTGTGTTTTATCACATCTGCAATTTTCTTTTGATAAGTTATTGCCATATCCTTGGTTGGTAATTTACTTATCGCTCCGTGTTCGAAGTTAAGCAGATACTTATTGTCAATATGCACACATAATCTTTGTATACTTTTTTTTCTGTCAACGATGTACAACAGTTCGTTGGGTATCGTTTCGTTTGCATAATAGATAGTGTAACTCATACCTAATGCTAGGCTGTTGTCACAAAAATCTCCGCTGTGTAACATTTCCCAAGGTGTGGGCCATGTGCTACTGTTAACTGGATCGATAGTCCAACTGCTGACTGGTGCCATCTTCCACCACTGAACAACCGTTTCACAGACATCATGTGTGTTGTTTGTGTTTAACGCTTGTCTAAATATTCGCCATTTGCTCAGCCGAGTGCTAGGAGCCTCAAACCAAGCTGTGTGTATTAATTGCTGTTCCAAAGTTGATATGTATACTTGAATTTGCTAATTTTGTTGTCGCTATCTGTGTACTGTAGTTTCATAGTATTTGCAGTTGCAATGTCAACATTAAACACTATGCCAACTGCAGCAGTTTGTGTAAATTGGTCATCTATTGTGCTTGTGCTTGCGCTAGTATCAATAGCAAAACGCAATTGTCCGACTCTTACGCCGCTTGTGCTTTCTAGTGTGTAGTCCATAACACATATATTATACAATGTTGTGTCTACACTAAATCCGGTATCAGCTGTTGATCCTGCGGCAGGTAGTTCAATCGCACTTGGTACTGTAGAATCAGTAACAATACCAATCTCACTGTTGAAACTTACAGTAATTGCACCAGTCGGAGCACTTGCAAATGTAAGTGTTGTGCCTTGCAGTGTATAATCTACGGCGGAAACAGCGGTTCCAGCTGCAAACACAGTAATAATATTAGGTTTGCTCAATGTAACAGGCACTGTGAACTGTGTTAGTACACCATTACCTGTACCAATGTTTACAATGTCGTTGCCAATAAACAAACGTCTTTGGTCTTTAGCGTATCCGATCTCGCCCGGATCTAATACTGGCAAGTCTGCAAAATTGCCCTGCCTTACTTGAATTTTACTAGTTCTTGTATCTGCCATTTCGTGCTCCTGATACAGTATTTATGACAAGTTGTAGAACTCTGCTACCCTGCCTGCCCATTTTTCTTCCCATTGTTTAAATTCCTCTGGCCCTACTTCCCATAGTTGCCATTCGCAATCTCTACTGCACATAAAAATTGCAGCATGTTCAATTTTAGTTTCAAACACTTCGTTATGGGCCATGCCATAAGCCGCCGCTTGCATAAAGTAATCATCGATCCACTCACGCTTCTTGGGCTTATTGGTTTGTTTGAAGTCCATAATAGTTGGACGTCCTTTGTATATGCCAACTAAATCAGTAGTACCAGCATACAAACCTGGATAACACAAGTTTACTTCACTACCCCAAACTTCGTCAATGTCAGCTTCAACGTTTTTTATAACGGTCTCTGCCATCATCTTAGCTTGTAGCAAGTTCTTGCCTGTGTACTCTTGATTGAGACTCCATGCTTCTAATATTTCATGCATAACTGTGCCGACACTAGCGGCTTCAGTTACAATCTCTTGTGCTTTCTTTTCACCTACTCGCTTTTTCCAAGCATTTAAGTGTGTCATATCCTTGGTCTTGCTGAGAATAGTTGTTACACTAGGCACAGGTTCGCCATAAGGATTTTCGTATAAACGTTTACCGTTTACACTTTTGCGTTTAAATTCTTTATACGGGTAGGGTGAAGTAATGTTTAACATGTAGTTAATGTAGCATTAACTATATTGATTGTCAATAACTAATTACCCATTTGAGTGTCTTTCCTGTAGCAGTATTTTTAAGACGCTCAATGGTATATCCCAAGTTTTGAAAATACTTCATAACTTGATTCATTTGATCTGTTTTTGCACGATCACTTGCAGTTCCTTGCCAGCAATTAAAATATGTTACGCTGTCTGGATTTGTTGCTGTATAAGTTTGTGCAGTAAGTCCCAGTGGTGTATTAGCTGTGCCTGCACCGACTGTAACAGTCCAGCTTGTGCTTGCAGGTGCAGTGTATGTTAACA